CTGCTTCAAAAGGTTTTGCTCCTTGTGGTATTATTCCTTTTTCAAATGGCATTACTGATATATTTCTGTTATTTAATATAATTTAAAAACTCGTGTCTTGGTTCTCCGTTCTTAAATACCCCTAGTAGCTTTGATGTAATTGTCCAAGTATCGTGCTTCTTAACTCCTCTCATACACATACATAAATGCTGCGCTTTTAAAGATACTGCTACGCCTTTAGGGTCAAGTTCAAGCATTAATCTTTCTGCTATCTGTGTTGTTATACGTTCTTGGTTTTGAAATCTATTAGCATATAGGTCGACTGTTCTTGCTAATTTAGATAATCCTACTATCTTATTATTAGGCACATAAGCAACTGCCGCAGTACCAAAGAACGGTGCGGTATGATGTTCACATAAAGAATAAAAAGGTATGTCCTTTTGTATAATCATTTCATCCGTACCTTCTCCATCAAAAGTTGTAAAGTTAAATTCTTTAGGTTCTAAGAATTCACGCATAAATTTTATATAACGTTTAGGTGTTTCTTTTAAACCTTCTCTATCTGGGTTCTCGCCAAGTTCTGCTAATATTTGTTTAAAGTGCCATTCAGGGCTATTTATTTGATACATATTATACTCCTGTTTTTTTGTTCCATATTTCTATATGTAACCTATTAGTAAATTTAATATAATTGTTTTTAGCAATTTCAGCTACTGCTTCTTTTGATTTTATTAATTCTTCTTGACTGCTTCCTGACGGCATTAACCATACCTTAGCTCTATCTACTATATCAATATAAAACTTTTTAACTTCTTCCCAATCTTTATCAGTTGTTAATACAAATTTAAATGCAGTATTGTATTTATTTAAAATCGCAATAGCATTAGTATTATATGTTTTTAATAAAGGCATACCGCTATTAGCTAACTTTGGGCTGCAATTCCATTGATTAACTAAATTGCTTAATTCTTGTCTTGGCTCTATACTACCGTTTGTTTCAATCTCTACATAACAATTATCATTATAATTACTTCTAACGTATTTAATAAATTCAATTACATTATTTTGTTGCATTAATGGTTCACCGCCTGTTACAATTAAATTAGCACCTTTTTTTATTGCTTCAATACAATCTTCAGGTAATATGTCTTTTAATTCTTTTGCTCTGCTTTTCATCCATACTTCTATGGTATCGCATCTCCAAGTTGCTCCATCGTGCAAATCTCCATCTCTTTGCGTACCTTCTCCACCGCACATTAAATTACAACCGCCTAACCTAACAAAGACTGAGGGATAACCAGTAGTAGGTCCTTCTCCTTGTATTGAATAAAATACTTCACTAATTGATAGCTTCATAGATAACTTTTGATGTTTTTGTTTCTGCCAATTCAATTTTAATTATAGGCAAATAATTTTTAATTTGATTAAATATCCATAGTGCCATATTCTCAGCACTTGTTTCAAAAGGCAATTCAATGTAAGGTTCGTTTAGCAAATCTAAAGCATTACATAAAGCGTCTTCTTTATATAATAATAGATAATGGTCATACTGTTTTATTATAGGTTCAACTATTTTATCTATATCACTAAATAACATTGAAACTCCATTTGTTAATTCATTAAATTTAAAATGGCATATAACATTATAAGTGTGTCCGTGTAATCTTCCGCATTTTACTCCTGCTTCTTTATTTCTGTGTGCAGCGTAAAAATGATATTTTTTTTCTATAATCATAACCAACCTTTTTCTTTTGCTTCGTAATATCCTTGTATTCTTAATTCGGTAGCGTGATTATTATTAAATCCATAACCCCACTCATTAAAAATATTTGAACCATTATAATCAGTTATTGTATCATTTATTATAATATCTAATATATTTAAATCGTTAGCCATTTTCCAAGTCTCAGATTTTGTTAAATACATTAAAGGTGTATGTATTCTAAAATCTATATCCATACCTAAAGATAAGGTTAATTGAATACTATCTATAAATTTTCTTCTACAATCTGGATAATCATTAAAGTCCATTTGACAAGTTCCTGTTATTAAATCATTTATTCCTAATGATTTAGCATAAATACCTGCAATAGTTATAAATAAAGTATTTCTACCTTCTGTTAATCTTAAATTAGTTTCGTTATTAACATTTAATAATTTATTTACATCAAATATTTTATAGTTAATTTTTTCTTTATCGCATATTTTTTTTGCTGCATCTAATTCTATTATATGTTTTTGCCCATAATTAAATCCAACTGCATAAATATTATCAAAATATTGTTTAGCCCAATATAGACAGGTAGTAGAGTCTTGTCCACCACTAAAAAGAATAACTGCGTTTTTCATTTTATAAATTTTTTTCTGCGTATTTTTGAAATTTTACCCATTGATTAAAATTAAAAATGTTTAATCCATTAGTATCTTTTACCCTTTTATTTTTATTTTTATATCTCTGTGTAGGTAATCCATCTTTATCAAATATGATAGCGTTTCCAAATTTACCACCTACATTCCAAGTTGTACTATCTACACTATCAAATTTTAATTTTTTAAGCCAAGGAGCAGATGTAAAACCTAAACCGTGTATTTTAGCGTTATTTCTATGTGCGTGATTAATAAACCAATTTAATACTTCTGGATTAGCTCTTATTTTTTTTCCAATATTTGAAGCTTGAGTTGTTCCTAATGCAACATAAGAATAATCCTCACAACATTTTATAAAATAATCAGGACCTCTATTTTGATGCCAACATATAATAGGAGCAATACCGATTGCATCTTCGATTTGTTTTCTATAATCCTCTACTTTTTTCAATCCTACTACACAATCAATATCTAATTCAAAAAATAATTTTTGTTTAGTATGCTTAATAAATGCTATATATTTTTTAACATAATTATCCCAATCAAAATTTTTATACTTACCTGTCTTATCGTTTATAGCAGAAAATGCGCCACTATCTAATATATGTTTATCTTGAAGTACATAATCGCCATATTTTCCGCTTTTATGTTCCCAAAAAGATGATAACAAATAAATATCATTTGTTGTTTCTTTATAATATTTTTCAATAGTTTTATAACCCGCTAAATAAATTATCATAATCCTAATAAATTATAAATTGCATCTTCTGGCGTTTTTCCGTGTTTTAATAATTCTACTTTAACTCTATCGCATTCCTCTAAAGTAAACTCTAATATTATTTTACCTGTTGGTAATTTATCATCTATATTGTTTTCCTCAAAAAATTCATCTAAGTTAATATTAGAATTAAAGCTAGGTATATCTAACCCCCATTCCTCTAATTGTTCTGCATCCCAATTATTAGCGAGGTTATCCCAATCCCATTCTCCAAAGCCTACGTTGTCTTTAACTATAAACTCATTTTGCTGCTGCTCGGTTAGTTCACTTGCTTTAATGATAGGTATCTCTTTTAGTCCTGCTTCCTTACAAGCTTTAAGTCGCATATTGCCACCAAGCACAACCATATCGTTATTAACTACAATAGGTCTAAGGTTTAGCATCTGCGGGAAATCATTAATTGACTTTACAAGTTTTGCAAACTTATCGTCTTTAATTATTCTGGGGTTGTTCGGGTTTGCTTTTACTGTGTTGATTGGTACGTTTTGTATCATAGTATTCCGTTTATTATATCGTTAGCTTCGTCTATTGCGTCTTCTTGGTCTAAATAAGTATCTACGTCTGCTATATGTTTGTTAATCAAAGTTTCTGCCATTGAGTATGTGTAATGTCCTATTGTGGTCATATCGTCGCCGTCTTTACCTGTCTTACATACCGCAAGAAAGTAAACTTTATGAGTTAATAAATACCATATAGCCCATAACTTTCTCATCGTCCTTGACCTCTATATGCTTTTTCTCTAGGCGTGTGCTTGTTAAAGGACTTCTTTGCAGAGCCTCTTTTGCGTTTGCCAAAGTTTACCTTTGAATTGTTTTCTTTAATCTTTGCCATATAATTTAGTCCAAGTTGTCGGTTGTGGTAAATCTTTTAGTTTAGTGTAACCTTTTGTTTTAAAATAGCTATCCCATTCGTTTTGTTCTTTAATGTTAATATGCCCCCAGGACTCATCAAAGCCGGGTACTCTTTGCGATGTGCTACTAAACAAAATGTAATTAGGTTCTATCTTGCTAAACAAGTAATCAAGTTCTGTGTCGGTCATATGTTCAGCCGTCTCAATAAAGTTAAGCAAGTCGGTAGTAATAGGCTTGTCTACTATTTCTACATAAGCTACATTCTGCTTCATATAATCTTGATGCGACTTAAATATTTCAAAGGCAACAATGTGATAACCTGCTTGAAAGTAGGCATCGCTATAAACTCCTGTCCCTGCTCCGTAATCTAAAACAGATTTGACCGCTAGGTCTTTAATCTGGGCAACTGTATTTCTTGCCAAGTCCTTAAAGAAGTCGTTGTGCATTCCTATTCCTGCTTTAAGTTCGTACTCTAAAAACTCCTGTTCGGTTATTAGCATCGGTAGTTTTGTTTATGTATGTCTGTTAAAAATTCTTTATATTGTTTTTTATCTCCAAAGTCAATGTGGCACTTTCTACAAAGTCCCATTAAGTTATCTATTGTGTCCTTATCATTGCTGCCGCCCATTCCTCTTGCTTCTATATGATGTACGTCAACTGCTTGGCAACCACACACTTCACAGGGAACGAAGTCAGTTGTTTTATACCCCATTCCCTGCAAATATATTTGTGTGTGTTTTTTCATAGCTTCCCCATTAAATTTTCCGTTGATTAATAATTAAAAATTTAACTATGAAAATTATTTATTGTCTATTTCTTTTAGTTTGTTAATTGCCCATTCGATACCACTCGTACCGCCCCAGCAGTCCCACATTAAGCCACCACAACCTTTGCTATAAGGAACGTCTTTATGTTGTTGGTGTCTTTTAAATGAAGCCATACGAGCAATCGTATCTCTACTTATTCCTTCTCTTTTAGCTAACTGATTTGCTCTTGCTTTGCCTGTTGCTTCTCCGCAAGAACCCCACCCGTTTTTATCTACCCATTCTAAAGCACGTTTTGCATTGTTAGTAGCTGACTCAGGATAGTCAGTATAACTTTCTGCAAATTTACCACCTGCAAGGATAGCTTTCCAAACTTTGTTAGCTTTCTCTTCGGTATCGTAAACGCAGCCACCTGAGCCTATTCTATATTTGCCGTTAGAGCATTTTATTACTGGCATAGTTTACTATAAATATACTTTCGGTCTAAATTTATCTCATCAAAGTTATACTTCTTTTGGCAGAACTCAAACAACTTCTGTCCGCTTTCCTTTCTCATATCCGCATCGTTAACTAAATCTCTTATATGTTTATACCAATCCTTTTGGCTTTTTACATAGTGTACCGGCATATCTAAGTAAGGATTAACCATACTAACTATGGCAGGGTTCTTTTTTGCAGCCGTTTCTAATACCTTTAGATTTGACTTCATAGCGTTGAACTTGTTATCTACTAAAGGGATAACTGAA